CGGGCATTTTTTCGGCAAATAATTCAGCACGCTCCTCAAATGTTTCACTACTATAAGGCTCTATTTTGAAAGGTAACTTGCTTATCAATGGTCGGTAAAGAATAGCCATTATTTTATGAAGATTAAAGTTTAACACTGGGTGATTTTTCAACACATCTATGTCAGCCATTTCTCCAACTGTTAATCCTTTCACGTTAATCAATCCGTAACTTTTACCATCAATCGTAATGATATTGTCAACACTACCGTCTCCTAAGTCAAAGCAATTGTGAACAAACTCATTCCACATTGTATCGAGTATTTCAGCGGGTATAATACGAATTTCTTCCATGTCGCAACCTGTGACAATTTGGAACACGTTCATACGGTCGTGAATGCTTGTTTCATCTTTGATTAAATCCGAAATCTCGATGAATTTTCTTATTGATATACTTTTTATTGTTCTCATAATTTATGTTGTTGCTCTACTTGTTTTTGTTGAAATACCTGTTAATAATTCTACTATGTCAGCGCTAACCGTGCGCTCTAATTTCTTTGCGAAATATCCTATTAACTCATTTGCATCCGCACTTAATGATGTCCAATATCTTGGTTTAATTCCTTTGCCATTATGCCCTGGCTTTGGATTCCATTTAGGCATAATAAACGGACTCATTCCATAGCTTGCTTTGTCTGCATTGCTATACGTACCTAAGTCAACGTAAACGCCGTAATAGATGTAATAGAATGATAATGCGGGGTTATCATTTTTAGTTACTACCTTATACCTTATCGAACGCTTTAGCTTGCCTGTTTTAACAGGTGCTTGCGCCTTCATGATGTTTAATATCTCAGTACCTAAAGAGTCTAATGCTTTAGTAACTTGACGGATATATAGTTTCTTTGGGTCCATTAATTAAATGGATTTTCGCATAAAGTAAATGGACTAATCGCTTCAACTATTATTCGTGTTGTATAACCAGCCACACTGTTGACAAAGGCTTCGTCAAATACCATTGAGGTTGTTGGTAACTGAATGTTGTATCGAAAGCCTTTCCAATCTGTTAAGTTAAATTTGCTTATAATATCTCTAGTAACTTCAAGGCATTGAGATTGCGTTATTACTTGCAATTCTAAATCATCTTTGCATAAGTCAAATACAACCATATCAAATTCAAACTTCGTAGATTGTCCATTCATCTCTGCAGTTGACGGTACTAAGTGAACCGCCATGTAATCGTAGCTATTCGTGTGTGGACCATCGTTGCCCGTCGGTTGTTCAATTGCACTAATATCTCCAACTCGAAAGGATTTCACTGCCTTATGAGATAAGCACAATGTCCTTAAATCTTTAATTAATATTTCGTAAATTGAACCAACCATATTGTTAAATATATTTTTTTTGTAAAATTACATGCCTTTTTTGTAAAAACCATACGTTCCTTTGCTAGGGTTATCAAGGTTGTAAATAATATTATAACGAATAGCATCAATTATATGATTCCAATTGTCTACATATAGCTTGGAACCTTTGTTTAAGTAGCAATAATTATTTAACTCTTTTGCTATGTTGGTGCTGTTCGGCTCAACTATAATTTTGAAATCTTGCATCCTAACGATACCGCTTTCAATCGTTCCTTTCTTAACCGCTTGTATGTTTACTTTTTGAAATCTTAAATCATCAATCAATCTAGGTTCTGCACTATCCGCAATAATCAAACCGCCTTTTGTTTTTTCAAGTAGCATCTTGCTTAACTCATGCGTTTTCAATCCACGTTGATAAATGTGTTCTTTAACATATAATATTTTATTCTTTAAATCGATTGCTACTTCAGCTAGTGCGTCAGGATCAATACTAAATCCAAAGTCCATACCGAATGATGTTTGAAGATAGTCGGGATTGAATGGCCCGAATTCCCAATTGGTAAATACCACGCCATCTGCTTTGTCAAGCCAACCGCCAAGTATAACGTGCTCGTATTTATCAGGATTGTGTATCTTAATTTTTTCAATCTCTTGTAAGAATGAAACACCTAAATTCTTAATGTTATCTTCGTAAGTAGTATGTATGTAAGTCGTATTACCTTTCGTGCCATTAAAGCCTTCTTTGATACCTTCTTGTTCAAAAAACTTCTTATATATCCAATGTTCTTTCGTTGCTGGGTTAAGGATTAAAACTACTCTATTTTGTTTATCATTTGAACGGATTGATAGGTTAATTTTATCAAACGTATCTTCATCGGTTAGCTCTTCACTTTCATCTAATATCCAAGTTGTAACTCCTTGTAAAGATTTGAGGTTCGCTGTTTGGTCACCGCTTGAAGTCTTTAATCCTTTGAAAAATATCTCGCTTTGAGATTGCTTATTCTTAATTTCACTTTTGGATATGCTAAACATATCCTCTAATTTTAATAGCTCAATTTTCTCTTTAAATTCAGGAATGATAGACAAGTGAGCACTTGTCATTGTTTGCCTTGTAAAGAGTATCTTATGACCTTGTTCGAAGGATAATAAAGTAATGAACCTACCGACCTCAAATGACTTACCACTGCCTCTACCGCCCGTGACTACAAAGTATCTACTCTTTGAACCTAATAAATTCCATGTACTACTGTGCTTCTCCATTATAGAGTTTAGAAATGTCGAATTCTTTTATTGTGATGTCGTTTTCAACTTGTTGTACTGGTGCTCCGTAACCGCTATCCATTAATGCTTTGTAAGCGTTCGTATCACCTTCACGAGCTTTCTTAATCAATGCCAATGTCATCAAATCTTCTTGACTCATAGTTTCACTTTCACCCGTTAATGGATTCTTTAAATTCTGGTTAACCTCAAGCCATCGACGTGCAATCGTACTTCGATTCTTTGAACCTTTCGGTCTTCCGTTTGGGTTACCGCTTTCGCCTTTATTCCATCTTGGTTCTATATCTTTATTTGCCATATCAAAGTTGTATTCTCGTTGTTATTTTATTTCAATTCCATTTCGTTTAATTACCAATGTCGGGTCTAGTTTTTTCATTCTATCAATTATTACTTGACAATATTTCGGGTCTAATTCCATTCCGTAACATTTGCGCTTAAGTTGATGTGCAGCTACTATTGTAGTTCCATTGCCTGTAAATGGTTCATAAACTATTTCATCTTCTAATGAATAAAGTTTGATATATCTAGCAGGTAATTCTACAGGAAATCCTGCTTTATTTTCTTGCTTATCTCCTTTTATATCTGTCCAATCGCTTTGTTGTACCCAAGATTCACTAATTCTATTTTGCCCTCTACTTTTACTTCCTGCTTTGTAAAATGTTAATAAATACTCTATACCACAATAAACCACATCATCAATGGGTCTTCTTGGTGTTGATGCACCACCACCTTTTATCCAATGCCTTATATATCTCAATTTCCATTCATTAGCTAGTAAAATATTTACCCATTTATCAAGTAATAAAATAACCCTTGTATCTTTTTCACTCTTTAAAGATGTAGCCCTTCCTGTACCTGTATTAATAATAATTCTTGAATAGTTATCGTGCATAGCCAATAAGGAAGTGTTTGCTATATCAATAATAAATTTTTCTATTTCTTCTTCACTTTCTTGTATTTCGTAATCTTTGCCAACCCAATAAGGCGGTGAAGTCATTAATAAATTAGCTTTACATTCATTCATTAACCTTAAAACTGCATCGCTATCTGTACTATCCCCACAAAGCAATCTATGCTCACCAATCTCAAATAAATCACCTATAACAATATCCGTTTCAATCCCGCCTTCGGGTGCATCAAAATTATCTTCTTCGGCTTCTAATTCTTCAACCTCAACGTTAGGCATATCCAATCCCCAGCTATCTAATTGTTCAACATCCCATTCACTTGCAAGCGCATCCCAATCCCATTCTCCACCGCTTACATTATCTTTAATAAGAAACTCCTTTTGCTGGTCTTCTGTTAAGTCAACTACTACATGAGGCGGTTCTTTAATGCCAGCTTCTATACATGCTTTAAATCGCATATTGCCACCTAAAATAATACCTTCTTTATTAACTACGATAGGTCTGATGTCAAGCATTTCTGGAAAGTTCTTTATTGATTGAACTAACTTTTTAAATTTATCATCCTTAATTATCCGTGGATTGTTCGGGTTTAATTTTATTTTCATATAACTTTAGACAATGCTTTTTGTAATGATACGATTACACTCCTAATGCACGAACCGCAACCGTTTGGAGTCTTATTAGTGCTGTAAATTCGATTATGCAAATCATATAATACCTTCAATTCGTTAGGCTTATATCCTGTTGTAATGTCTAAAATTATCTTACTATTTTCAAGTAATAATTCTTTGTCTTGTTCGCTTACTATCATTGTCATTTTATTGTTACTTTGTTTGTTTCTAAAAATTTATATATGTCTTGGGTTAGCTCCCCACATAACCATGATTGCGTCTCTTCGTCTGTTATATCCCTAGGCTCCGTTACTTTAACCACTAAATGATATATCTCATGAGCCAATGTATTATGAGATAAATAATTCTCGTTAATGATAATAAAGTATTCACTAATCGTAAAATAAAAAACAATGCCTTCAAGCTCGCAGTCTAATTCAAATACTTCTTTATTTTTTTTGAATATCTTTTGTACGTCCTTAATTATATCCTTTGAAAGGATAAAATTTACTTTACAATAGAATATATTTAATTTGAATGTCTTTCTCATGTAGTCAATTGTTTATAAAAGTATTCACCTAAGTAAGAAGCACTAAAGCTCAATAATATTACCATAGGTATATCTACTCTAGTAATCAATAGGACTATCATCGTTATCCAAAACGGTAGGCACGTCGGACACTTTAACGGCTTTCCTTCTAGGTTTATGTTCGTTAGTATTGATATCAGTTTCAACACTTTCGAGTAAATCGGATTCAGTATTAACGCTATCGTTGCCATTGACAACAGCACCGTCAAGATAAATAATTCTATCATTTGTATTTAGTTTATTTCGTGAGTAATTACTAGTTCTTTCAAAGTCATTCTCATGACAACTGAATATAATATCTATGTTTTCAAATTTCCATTTCATATTAGTAAATATATATTTTAGTGCATTTTTATTATAATCGGTAATTTACCATCAATAACCACTCCGCAAGCTATTTGAGGCGGTGCGTAATTCTTTGCGTATGCCATTGCGTAACTATCCTTATCCACTCCGCAACCAACTTGCATACCGAACACGTTGTTAACAAATTCAATGTAACACTTTGTGTGTGTGTGCCCAGCTACAACGGATCTAAATTGGTCTTTAGCCTTTGTAAATGCAGTCGAACCTTCACCATGTACGTAGTAAACATTATCAATTGTCTCATCTGTTTTAAAATTCCATGTAGGTACTTCAAGTACGTCTTTATATTCTTTTATCCATTTTGCGCTTATTCCATTTGCTAGGGCTTTACGGGCCACAATTCTATCGTGGTTACCGATTATAACAGTTGCGTTAGGGAATGCCTTGTGCCACTTTCTTAACTTCTTTATTGAAACATTGAGCTCATCCTTTGCGCTCAATCCATCTGGATCCGTATTGTGAAACGATGAATAATGACTATCGATTATATCTCCGATAAATACTACCTTGTTACAATTGAACTGTTTATATTGTTTTTTGCAATGGTCTATGTAACCATCCAAACAAAAAGGTTCGTGTATATCTCCGATTATTAAAACTTTACTCATAGTTTCCTTAATATTTTGCGTACTTTTTTTATTGTAACATCAACACTAGACCTCGGGATTCCTGTCTCTCTAGATAGGCTTGATATAGTGTGTTGTTTGTCACTGAATATCTTAAATAATTCTTTATCATACCACGCTAAGCCGTCTAGTGCCTTAATGTATTCAAGCTCATTAAAATCATATTCATCTTCGTAAATAAAATCACCTACTATTTCATTTGATTTTTGGTTAAAAAACATCTTATAAAACGGTCCTGTATTCGAACGCCATTGAGTAAGCATGATTCTAACTATATAAAACCTCAACCCTCCACTATTAATAATCTCATTATAATTTGACTTTGAATAAAGTTCCTCAATTGCATAATGAAGTAAGTCAAGATGCAATTCATGACCGCCTGTAATCTTCTTACTGGCTTCTATTAGGATTGGGTATTCTTGAACTATGTCAATCAATTAGATTCATTTGGAAAACAAAGTTAGTGTATTAATAGTCGATTAAAATAACATTGTGTTCATTCTTTAACTCAAATAACTTTTCTTTAACATCTTCGATATCAACTAGTCCATCTGTATTTTTCCATTGCCTAAAAAAATTGTGGAATAATTCGAATAAAAAAGCATCTCTATTTTGCGCTTGAAAGTACGGCATGAGCTCGTTTTGGTCTTCACCTGTAATTTTAAATTCTATTTGCATAATGTGTTATATAATTTACTTGTTAATGATTGTTATGTGTAATATAAGGCATGTTATTTAAAAGTTTTATCGTAAAAATAAGGACCACATGAACATTTTAACTTTTCTTTAAATGGTTTTTCACAATTTTGAGAATTACAACTACTTACCTTCGTAAATATTATTTGGTCCTTTTCTATTTGTTTGGCTTGTTTTTCTTTAGCTATTAGTACATCCAATGTGTGCCAAATATCCATTTCCATACTTAGGTCATCACATAGTTTTCTTGCTATTTTTATTTCATTAATTAACCAATCTACTGCTGTTTGTTTTTTATCTTGTTTCATATATTAATTTTTAAAAGTTTCATCGTACCATTCAATAAATTCATCAATGTTTCGAGCAATAACATAAATACCCCCAGCTTCATTAATTGTGTGCTCGTATTTCTTTTGGTCTTCGCTTTGCCTATCCTTGCCATATTTTACCTCTATTTTGACACTTACTCCAAATTTGATACCATTTACTTGCATTGGGATTGTAGCGCTTATATCAGCACTCCCTTTCGTTCCTGTACCTTTTTGCCATGATACCGAACCGATTGTTCTAGTGTAGCCCATAACATCGGTTATTGTCTCTCTATTGTCTATACGTCTACCCATTGTATTTATTCGCTCTGCTTGCCCACCATTGAATGTGATCCAGTCAATAATGCACCTGGTTAACCCATTAGCTCCATTGTCGGTTTTTGTGTAATGACTGAAACTTTTTAACTCCTCTTCATTCCATGTTGGATATTTTCTGATTAAGTTCATTCGCTTTGCATCTAAAAATCTTTGTTTAGTTTTTCTATTCATGTTAAAATATTAATCCATCATCAATTGGTTCGGTTGTTATATCGTTTTTTTTCGGTTTCGTTTTATCTAGTATCTCAAAGTAAACTCCTAAATGACATTTGCCATGTTCTACTTCATATCCTTTAAATTGACAATAAACATCAATCCATTGCTTTAATTTTTTTCTAGTTAACCACTTTCTAAAGTCAGGATAATCGTTTAAGAATTCCTCAAAAAATACTTGGTTTATAATTCTTACACCCGTTTGTAAATGTTCGGTTTCATTAACAAACTCATAAAATTCACTCGATGTTTTATTAATAAATTTACGTACTTCAAGATTCTTAAACTCATGCTGAACCAATCCATTTGCTAAATAATATTGCACACATTCAATCATGAAATTATCAAATTTTTTCCATTCTATTTCGCTCCATTCGTCAAATAATAAATGATTAAATACTTTTAAAGGTGTGTTGTTTGCATTAAAGAAACTACTAAACTCAACTTCAAACTTTCGACGCTCGAATGATCCACCAACGCCACCTACCGTGTAGTTAGTTGTAATTAATATTTTCGGGCTTTTCTTAACGGGTAATTTAATAGCCAGTTGACCTTTACGCTCTAAAGTTATACCTTCTGTTATAAGACTAAATAAGCTCTCAAAGTCAAAGTTTTTCTTTACATCGTCGAACACTAATATTTGACAATCTGCAGAAATTGTTTGATACTTAAACTGGTCCCCAAAGCTAAATGATTTTCCATCTAAACTATTTAATTTTTTCATTTGACTTAAAGCATTCCAAAATAAGCCCTTACCACTCCCACCATTCGGAGTATCTGAAATAGTTTCATCGTTAAGAATTATAGCCTTATTATTCGCACTTGTTTTGAATGAGTGCAATAGATACCCAATAACCGATTTTAAAGAATTATAACGACTTACATCTTCGCCAGCTATGTAATTTAAAAACTTACCAAATACGCATGATTCTATTTTAATATACTCAAAATCCCTATCAATGATTTGATTTTTCCAAACATAACCTTCGGAGTCAATGTAATCAATTTGCTTAATCTCATTCTTTGAGATTGATACTATTTTGTTTTTAAAATATAAATAGCAATTATCAATATCATCTTCAAGTAATTTGACCTCTTTAGTTTCTAAAAATGATAAGAAATCAAATGAAAAATATTTAGTTTTTTCAGCCATATAATTAAATGGTTTCATTCCTATATCTTCTTTGAACTCTAAATAATTAAGGGTATAATCCTTAATCATATCCTTGTTAGTTTCCTCTAATAAGTTTTCAAATATCTTAATAAATATAAATCCATTTGTACTACTCGGATAAAATTTAAAGAAATTACGTTCCTGTAAGAAGTACTTAAATTTATGCTGTAAAATTTGAATATTGCCCTTACTTGAATACTCCCAAAAATCAGTTATACTAATATTTTCCTTTACGTTTTCAATTGCGTTCTCAATCTCATTTTCCTGCAAGTCAGGGAATTGTTTTTTAATTGCTTTAATATCTTTACCACTTCTAATGTTTTTTTCAATCTTTTCTTTAGTGAAAGTATCTTCAAAGAATTTAGTCCCAAAACTACCTGTACGTTGATAAGCGCTTTTTATAATAGTTTGTATTTCACGAAGTGGAAAATCCTCCCTTACATATTCCATACAAACGCTTTCGCAAACGTTTTTTGGAACTCCAAAATCATTGAATGCAATGGCTAACTTGAATAGGTTATTATTCCTCTCTCCTTCATTCATTGAGAATTTAGTAAACCATTTACGAAGATTATCTACTATTCTATTTTCCGACCTTATAGGAATGTTGACATTAATTGTTTCAACTTCGTAAATATCGGGTTCGCTTTTCTCAGACCATATCAAACTATCTTCGTTAATGTGTATTTCAGGATCATAACTTTCAAAACATATTCTGCTAATATTTGAACATGAAATATCAAAGTATTTTGAATTATATTTTTCTTTTAATGACTCAAAGTATAATTTATGATTATCTATTTCAGTTGGTATTTTAACAAGGCATTTAAGCCCATTACCACTAGGTGAAGTAAACACACTAAATGTGTAGGCATCTTCTATTAATTGGACTCTAAATTCCTTTATTAAATCATTGGTTTCAAACTTATCAAAGTCAATACAAATTAAACCACTATGTTCGATAATAGAGGCATCATTACGCTGTCTAAATGTACCACTGAATAGAATGGCAGGAAGTTTCTTTTTAAGGCTATTTTGATCCTCTAAATTAGAATTACGTATTTGTTCAATAAGTATCTTTGAACTACCTCTTTTTATCCTATCTAAGATAAAATAAATATCTCTATTATATCCAGCGGATACATCTCCAAATGATTTGTATATTGTTATTTGTGGCATTATTATCTTTGGTTTAATGTGTTAATGACTGCTATTCTATATCCTTTATCTACTTTATTACCTTCAAGCAGCCAACTAAGGTAATTTGCATCTTCGGATAATTCAATTAAATTACCTTTATATTTTCCAAATCTAAATTTTAATCCTGTACTAATATAATTGTGAGCTGAACCATTATAAGAATTGCAATCTTTACAAAAGTAGCTCATAACACCATCACTAAAAATAGTTTCTATATTTTCAGATTTACAACTTTGACATAATTTATTCATAAATAAAAAAAGTCCTTTAAGAAAATAACAAGGTCGCATCATGCTAAATTCTAAAGGACTAAAAAATTTTTATTATAAGATATGCGACATCTTTAATTTAAAAGCAATATTACAACATTATATTCATACTTCCTAATTTATTTTAATAATAAACATATATTTATATTCTACATGTAAAAAAATTTATATATGAGCGAAAGTATTATAAACATTGACTATAAGCCAAAAACATGCAGGATGCAGGTTTTTTTTTGACAATTTGAAAAAAAAAAAATTTATTACTTTAACTATGCCTATAAGAGAGACTTTGCATACTTTTTTATTCATGTGGAATATAAATATATATAAAGAATTGATTATCAATATAAATAAAAAAACCACCTTAATAGGTGGCTTAATTATCATTTCGTTGGCATCAACAAAACGATTAAAACGGTAAATCTGAAATTACTACTGCATCTTGTATCTTGTTATTCTCATACTTAACCTCTGCTGGTTGATCCTTTGTACCTAAGCTAATTTTATTATCAGTCCAAAAAACTTTTCCATTACCGAAATAATACTTGTTAACCTTTGCATCTCTTTGCTCTTTCGATTGTTCTGCAAAAAAGGACACATTTTGTCCAAATTGGTTTGACTGGTCTGAAATACTGGCTGTAAATTTAAAGCCTGTTTCATTTTTACTTTCGCAAACCTTCACGATTTCTTTTAATTTGTCAAGGGTAAAATACCCGCTAATCATTGTACTCATGTTTATATTTGTTTTAATTTAGTAGCCATGATAGGATTCAAACCTATAAACCTCAAAGGGTATGCTGTTCTAATGGGAAGCACTCGTCTATCAATTCCGACACATGGCTAATTTTCATAATTTTTCTATTTCTTCTTTAACATCATCCCAATAACTTATTTTAAATCCTCTATGTGGGTTTTCAAATTCGTAAAGTTTAATTAATTCATTAACTGCTATTAATGCACATCTTTTTTTTGCATAATCTAAATAATAAACATCGCATTCCATTAAGTCATCTTCAAAACTATTAAATAATTGCATTGCTTTCTGTTTTGGATTCATTTCTTTATTAATTTAATTGTTTTTTTATCAATTCGTACCGCTTTCATTGTAGCCACATCTACTTTTTTAGTGTCAAATGTAGGCTTCTTATCGTTTTTCGTTTTACCTAGATATTCGTAATTATTCATTATTTATTTTATTTTTATTATGCTACAAGTTTGAGGTTCTGAATATATTAAAATAGTAGTTGAGTCATTTAATTTAACTTTACTTAATCCATACTGAACCATTCCCATAATGCTTTCAATCTCTACGTTATTTTTATATTTAGTAACTTTTAATTTTTCATTATTTTCTATTGTATTATTACATGACATTATAGTAATTATTACTAGCATTAATATTATCTTATTCATTATCTCTATTTATTTTTAAAGTTCCATTTAAAATTTCGTTGCATACTTCATCTGCAAGATTGCGTTGTTCATCGGACATTTGTCCAAAATTAAACATAATGTTGTCAAAAACTCCCGTCTCATAATTGTTTGTAGTTCGTTCGTGTATCTCTTTTCGCATCTCATAATTAGTCACTCCAACTATCAATTTATGCACCTTGTTAGCCGCCTTTATTGCGTCTTGAAAGTCTTGTTTATAGCCTTTACTCAATTGTAAATCTACTATAACATTCTCACACAACCTACTTATTTGCGTTGCATAAGTTAAAATTAATGTTATATCGGTATTCGATTTTAAATATTTCGGATCCATCATAACATTACCGCTTTATATTTTTCCAAATCGAAATACCCTTTTCCATTATCCAAACTATAATCAAAGAAACTACTTTCACGCTCCGTATCATTATACAACTGCATTTCAGCCATTCGACTTCGCAATACATGGCTTGTAACTCCAATTAATTCAGCTAACTTAACGCCAGTCATTGAGTTATAATTAAGCCTAACTAACTCAATTTGTTCATCTGTTAAATCTACTCTTTGGGTAGACCTTTTACCTTCTTTATGCCTAACAACTGCGACTAAACTTTGCGTACAACCGAGCTTATTAGCTATTTCAATATTCTTTAGATTCAGCATTGTTTTTATCATTTTACAAATGTCGGATGTCTCATGCTTAATACCTAATAAAGCCCGTCGTTTGCTAATTGCAGAAACTGAAAGCCCGAATATTTCGCCAATTTCTTTGAGTTTCATTTTAGGATTTTCTTTTATAAATTCGTTTATTTTTTGCATGGCTTATGTTTTAAAGATGTGAAATCGGACTTGTTCAAATTGCTTACTACACTATCAACAATCGTTTTAAAATGTGGTTCTAAATTGTAATGTTCATTTGCCTTTTTAACATTGTAAATAATCGTTGTATGGTCTTTTGGAATGAGGCTTATTAAAGTGCCTATTCTTTCATTCGTGTAGCCATTTTTCTTAAATAAATAACTTGCAATTTTTCGGGCATTTACATATTCATTTTTACGCACTTTACCTAGTAAATCACTAATCTTAATATTCGAGTAGTCGCAAATCGTATTTATTAAAGAGTACTCATAAGCACTTAATCGTTTTATGTGTTCTGTTATGTTGTTTTCCATTTTTAAAGTTTTAATTTTTATAATTTTTTTAATGCGCCAAACTTTTGTTAGGTACTATAATAACTACCTACAATTGTATGCAGGTTTGAAATGATTGATATAGAACCTTTCTGATTGACAATTTTCTGTATGTGTTAAATATTCACATAAATACACTTTGTCAAAATCCCTACAATTTTTCCACCCAGATAACCTATGTCTTAAATTTGTGCTTCTGCCTACATATATTATTTCCTCATTGTGTGTAAGCATATAAACAAAGTTTCTATATCTCACCTGAGCGGGTATTTTAGGTATTTCTTGCTTACTAATTACAGCACATAACAACACATTGCCAAAAGTGGGTGGTTTATTTTTTAAATTTCCCATTTTATAATTTTAATGTGTTGTAATATTCACGAGCTCTCTCGATTTTTAATTTTAATGTTTCAATGTATGCTGGATCATAATCGAATGCAAATACCTTAACTCTTTTTTCAATTGGTAATTCCTTAATCAAATCATTGTTACGTTGGATTTGTTGGCATTCTTTGATGTAATCTTCATTATCGTAGTTTTTACCATATTTATAAACCAACTTTTCGCATTCATTTAATACCATGCTTTGAGGCGTTGGTACCAATGCGTAAATCAATTTATACTTTTCTTTACCGGTAAGCCACATATAACATTGGGCTTGACAATAATACATCTTTGATAATTCAGCGTTAAAGAAAGTCTTTAAATTCCATGATGTCTTAATATCTTCAACACAATCTTGTAATACTATATCCGGAGTGCCAATTACATAATCGTTTTGCAATTTAGTATTGTATCTTGCACGAAAGCCGCCTTCAACTACTTGACTAACTAAATCCATTGAATTTTGTTCGCATTCTATACCTTTGTCCATGTATTGATTTTTGATTGATTCGGCAAAACCGAATTGTTCAAACAACCATTTATCTTCAACAAATGTTTTTGCTGTTTCTGAAAGATTCCCAGCGTCTTTGTCGGCTTTTAATTTAGGCTCGGTCATTAATGAACCGACTCCCGAGCAACGAAATAAAGTTTTATTTTCCATTTTCTAAAGTTTGTTTTTTATCGTTATAAATAATTTCTAAATCGTATTTGTTAACCAAAGATTCTACTTGTGCCAATGTATCTACGTTATTAGCATTTAGAATATGGTTTTTGACTCTTTCTTTCTCTTTTGATACATGAGTAGCTTCAGCACTTAAAAGCTCTGTATCACCTGTAAATTGAACTATATCCTTTCTGTTCAAGTTAGCACCGAATAAATCGCCGAAATGGTCGCACGCATCTTTAATGGCAATTGATTTTGCAATCGGTAAAGCCATCATAACTGAACCTTTATTTACGTTGCTCATATCCATGTTTAGATTACCCGTACCTTGTTTTGTTTGTAACTCCTGTGCGCCTACTCCATCATGAAACATCATTTCGTTGGTAGCTGGGTTTAAGTAATGAACCCTAACTGTTACCTCAATTGCATTGAATAATTGTGCTGTTTTAATTACTTCAATTTGATACTTTTTAAAGCATCTTCTTAATAAATACTCAACTTTATCAATCGGTAAGTAATTGTAATTCTTAATAAACGGATGCATCTTAACCCAAGTAGCGGGCGGTGGTGTTGATAAGATAACGTTTAACTGCTCTAATGGAACTGCGTCGAAATCTAGTTGTTTGAATAGGCTTGTAATCGTTGCCTTCGTTTGTTTTGCTATTTCTTTATTCATTTTATTTTGTTTTTTTGATAATTCTTAATGTTTTTATAAATACTGCTTAATAAAAATTCAATATCATTTATATCATCATATTGATCTTTGATAAACAAAAATTTAAATTTAATAAAAGTATTTTCAGAAAAAACAACTTTTTCATCAATATAGTTAGTATCTGCAATACGATAATTTATTTTATAAAGCCTAAATAAGCGTTCAAATTTTTCCATGTTTTTTTCTTTTAATGTTTAAAATAAGGGGGCTGTTAACCCCCGTTTGATTAATTCATAGTTTCGGTTTCGGGATTGTATTCGTAGCCTTCATCTTCTTGTTTTTCTTCTGTTTCATCTTCAACTAAACTAGCTTCCAATTCTTCCAAATCGTTGCACATTTTTGCTAAAATTAAATCGTAATTGTGAAAGAATGTAGATTTGTCAATGAATTCAAAACCATCATCAAAGGCTTCATTTGTGTTTGAATAATTGCTAACCGTTATAATTTTAGTGCCAGCGTATTGCTCAAGTCTCAATACTTCATCTTCACTTTTAATGCAATAATATGCAGTCGATAATGAACTTACTACTTTCGTAAATGTTGGGAAATTGATTTCCATTTCCGTTGTCTTAGTTTCTGTTTGTGTTGTTGTAATTTTCATAATTTTTATTTTTTAAATGTTTAATGAATTGCAAAGATATTCTTTTTATTTGTACTACCAAATTTATTTTAAGAATTATATAAATAATAATTCGTTAATGTTTTTGCTAATGTCTTGACGTTGTTTTTCTGTTAGCTTGTTAGGATTAATCTTGTTTTTGTTTTGGATCAACTTATTAACCATGTCCAGGAGTTTGTGGTTATTACTTCTGTAAGTTTTCAGGATATTGTTTTTAGGATTGATGTAAATACTTTTCCTACCCAATTGTTTGTAATCTTCTTTTGCTTTTCTAATGTTCTTTCTTTTTTCCATGTTTATTTTATTGGCAGTTATCAATGCAATCCGAATGTGGAAATCGCTCTATTATAAAATCAGGTGCTATCTCTTTTGATGGCTCTGAAACGATTATCCTATTATCTTCAAAAGTAAGGTTTATTTGCCCTTCAAAATTGTGTACTAAACAGTACTGGATAAGCTCCTTTATTTCAGCTACATTTGTTACGATTGTTGTATTTACTATTTGCATAATTGATTATTTTTAGGAATTATAAAGCCTTGTTTTTCGCATTGAACACAAAATCTTCCGTAGTCAATCATTTGTTTATCTTGCATTTCTTTGGCTTTATTTAATATTACTTGCCATGTTAATTTATCCTTTGGTGTATCGTTTAATTGTTGATATAACCATTCAACTGCTGTTTGTTGCTTTTCCATATTAATTTAATTTTAAGTAGTTTTTTAATGTTGCAATTTCAGTTTTTAAGAATGCAATCTTATTCCAATCCTTAACTGGTTGTTGCATCTCAATTTGTAATCTTTTTAATTGGCACGTTAAATGCACATTTTTTACTTCATTCATTGTTACCATGTCTAAATGGCTTTGAGTCAATGTGTTTTGTTCGCTTGTTTGTTGTGTTAGTGTAATCATAATTATTGTTTTAAAGTTTTAAAAAATTGTGCGTTGAAGTCGCACCCCTTGTTTATTTTAATTGTTTTTTTTAATTGTTTTAAATATAATTCTGCTTCTTTTAAATAATCAAAATCATAATTGTTAATTATTTTTTTTTCGTTTAAATATAACAAAAAATCAATTAGTTTTAATACTTCTTTTTCCATAATATTTATTTTTATTTGTTATTGATAGTGCAAATATACACCCGCTTTTCGTACTACCAAATATATTTTGCATTTATTTTTGTTAATACGCTGAAACGTGCATGAATAAAGGCTATTAATTTTAAAAAAAAATCCCAATGTAGAAACATCGGGACATAAACATTAAATTTATTATGAAAAAAACGAATTAATAAAAAAATATACTATATTTGCATTCAGCTAATAACAAACAATTGTTTGAGGGTAAATTATTTTTTTAATAGTTTACCCTTTTTTTATATAGGTAAACCATATTGGAAATGCATCCAATCTTTATTTTTTAACCTACCCAATGAAGCAAAACCATGTTTTTCAAATATATCAATCATTGCCTTATATTCAGTTTTGGCAAATCGAGCTGTTTTACTTGTTTCTTTTAAAGTGTTTCTATTCGGATCCAAATCGATTGCAGTACCCCACGAATGTGCGCTTAACTTACTACGTGATCCACGCATTAATCTATAATTAAAGCATCCACCAAAATCAGTAATTTCTAATTCATTAAGTTTTCGTTCTCCGTATGTAGTCAATAAATCATTAAACACATTTTTAAAGGCTTGAGCTACTTTTTTATGGCATCTCATACGCTTAATCGGTTGTCTGTCGTAATACATCGTATATGGCAAATCAATCATTACCAAGTAACTACCTTGTGGATTCGCTTTTCCGAAATACTTTTCCTGTTCTAATTGACTAAAGATTTTTGGCTTCATGAATTACAAATTTAGAACATTAAAATTTGATTTCAAATTTAATCTTTGCACTCGTTGATTTGTCGGTTATTTCGCACCCAATTGAAGCGGTTACTTTCCGTATTTGTACCTCGATTTCAGCCTTTAAATTAACGTCGCTATGCTTTACTTTAATCGTATTATTTTCAAGCGTAAACAAGCTATCTTTTGGCAATGCTAACCGCATTAAATCAAACTTAGCACTAACGATTGAGTTAGGCATTTCTCTTAATTTTATCCGTTGAAATAAATCTCAACCCAATATTTATAATGTTAGTTAAGAAACCAACCATTACACTCAATCTCAGGCTTAAATTTTCATCCATTTTTAAATCCGTGAATAACGTAGGCAATAATGCCATTATCATTGTCATTCCAACCATAATGTTCATTATGATTGTTTTACTTTGATACCATTGTTTAGTAGTTGCTTTCATATTATAAAAATGGTTTAAAATTGTTTTCAGTTAAGATAGTTGCAAATTTTACACACTCGTAAAAATTACCATTTTCATCAGTTAATGCTAAATCGCTTTCAACTTGTACTATCATTGTACTATCAACTATCAATCTTTGAATAGTTACGTTAGTAAGTATATCATTGTCATGGTAAATCGTACTGGCTAACGTTGTTTGTCCGTCAACTACGCAAAAAAATTGCGCACTACCATAGTGTACTACATCTAATGTTTGACCCGCTTCTAATATTAATTTTGTCATGGTTTATATTTTTTAAAAATTATACAATGTTTGCACGAATATCTGTTAATAAAATTTCGGCTGTATTAAAATCTTGTATATTATTTGCCGAAAATTCAGCATAGAAATTGCTGTCTAAAATTACCAATTTAACTCCATCAACAAAGAATTTTAAAGATATGTAATTACATATAAAAATTATGTCACCGCCATATACTGCAACTTCAAAAACCATTGGTTGACCTGTAACGTCTGGCACTACTCTAATATCATATTTGTTCGCAATTACTTCATTTGTAATAATGAATTTTCCGTTATCTATTATCATTTTTTTTTATTTTTTATTTATTAATTAATTATTTTTTAATATCCGAAATCGTTACAATCGTTACATTCCCCACGTCTTAAGTTTCTATTTCTACTCAAATTGAAACTTGAATTTGTTTGCAATCCACTAAAATAAGGTGTATCTCTATCCGGAGTTATTCCATCTAAGAAATCAGCGCTATTGTAAGATGGATAATCGGTTAAATTATTTCTTAAAAATACTGTCATCATTTTGGTATAATTCTCAGCAACGCTTCGGACCTCATTTTGTAAGAATTTCAACGCTTCCAAATCAATTGATTGACCGCTTTCGCTGTCATTGTTCATGATACTTTTATTGAACAATTTATATTTTAAAAAAGGTAAAGCATGATACAAAGCATAGTTACACAACATGGCTCCAATAAAGTCATCTAGTATTTTTTTATTCGGTATCGTTAACGTGTTGTTGGTAATTTGCGTTTGTAACTCTTGGTAAAATGTAGCTCCTAAATAATTCTGCAAGTAGATATCTTGAGCCTGTAATATAAACGGCTGTAAATCGTCAGGGCTCACCGATTGATGAATCGAAGTATATGATTTTAGTTTTGTTTCGGATACGAAAAGTACGTTAGTTATTGCCATTATTCAACAGTTGTTAAAGGTTCTATAATTGTAGTCGGAGTGATAAGTAATTCTGTTTCATAACCTCTATTTAGTAATAGATTATTAAACACCCTCAACATACTTTTTTGTATTGGTCGAATACATGTACCGATAAAATGATTATAAGCAACCGCCAATTCATCAGCATTTGAACTAAAGCCTGCGCCACCGTTATACAATCCCAAAAGTAATGGACTTGTTATTCTATGGCCCGTTAATATTCGTGTAGTTATTCGAGTTTCTAAGGTAGTGTAATAACTATCATTAGTGCTTGAAATCGGAGTTACTTCGGGGGCGTGCTCTTTATCTTGACTGAATGCAACGAAGGCTTTTCCAGCATTCTCTGTGCCTCTATAAGCCATTGTTAATTCGTCGTAAATCTCTTTGCGTTCCTCGGGTGCAGGTATGCCATTATTCAACGAAATAAACAAAGATGGATTCAATGAGTTTGCTAAATTTGAGATATGAAATTTAGACACTTCAATATCAATTTGAATATCATTTATTGATCCAGCATAAGTTGGTAATGGATAATAGATATTCCCCGGCTCATAATCAAAAGCATAAAGAATTTGCGAAGGGCATTCAATTGACAAAGTAGGATTATAAGTTGCGTATTGTGTAGGCTTATATTTGTTTGCATTTTCCCAATTTGTAGAATAAAAATATTCCATTGGCGCATCGTCGCCAGCTTCAATCTTACCACTCCTTACCTTCGTAAAATCTAAGTGATAAATCTCACTAATGTTGTTACCATCGTTTGACCAAATTACATTCAAAGCATAGCCACCAAAAGTGATGTAATCCTGTGCGCATTTTTCAAACACATCATTCCAACTATCAATCGGATTGGCACGCACTAAAACGTAATTTAAAGCCTCGTCTTTCGTCTTTAATCCGTTGCCAATAGTAGCATCAATCTTGGATTGAATAGCTGTTCTATTGATGGCACTACGCAAAAATAAGCCCGCTATAAATTGCGGATATAAATTATCTTCACCGAAAGAAATCCATTTCTTTGAATTACGTTCGGAAAATGTAGGTAAATTTATTTGAATTTGAGTTAATGAATTAAAAGCAAACTTGTTCATATATATTAAATATCTTTTTTAGCGTTTTTTCGCAATGAAATAATTTCGTAAATATACTTCACGCTAACCAATATTGAAGCCATTATTGAAACAATGTAAAAAACTAATTTTAAATCTTCGGGAAGGGTAGTTAAACTTACGCCAAAAGTTGTGGCGTTTAAGATGTTTACGGGCTCTTTTAATGTGTCTATTATTGTTCTCATTAGCTAACGTATATTATGCTTTCGCTTTTTTCATTATTGGATATATATTCAATTGTTTGTATCTCAGTATCGCCCGCTAAAAATGCTTGTCCACGATTGAAAATGTTATTTCCTATGTTAATCGTATAATCAAAATTACCAAATGGCAATCCGTTCAAATGGTAATCTCCTATAATCCCATCATTAACATAAAAAGTAAATTCTGCAAATCGCACACTGTTTCCTTTATAGTTTATCAACTTACATTCATGGTCCAATTTATCAAATCCATTAATTAAATGAATCCTATAACTATTCATATTTTGTGTAAAATCCCCGTAAATTATAAATGTGTTTAAGCCTGTTACTAGATTTATCATAGATAAAAAAAGCGGCACGATTCCTCGCACCGCTTGTATTTTTTAAAGGTTAAGATTAAGTAGTTGCTGCATGGAAATCAAACCCACCAATAGCCGCTGTTGTACCAGGTGCGATGGCAAAAATAGCCGCTGCAGTTAAATTATTTAACCCAGGCATTTGGTCCGCTTCCATTGATTGAAAAGTGAATGTATAACCATTCATATCGCCAATTGCTTGACCGCCTT